GTTGCTCAAGGCATCATTCCTGGCACTCGCGTTGCTGCGGTTTCTGGCACGTCTGTCACTCTCGACACGACTCCTTCCGCTTCCCTCGCGTCGGCGTCGACCATTCTGTTTGCGAACTTGGCTCCGATCGCTCCGGCGTTCTCGGGCGCGCAGACGGTTACCGGCTCGGTTCCCTACACGGTTTCGAATCCGTTGGCGACTTCCACGGGTGAATCTCTCGGCGCCTCTGGCTCCGCGGATTTTGCTCAGATGGGCTTCGACATCGAGAAGACGGTTGTGACCGCGAATACTCGCGCGCTCAAGGCCAGCTACACGATGGAACTCGCTCAGGACCTCAAGGCCGTTCACGGTTTGGATGCTGAATCCGAATTGGCGAACATTCTCAGCTCTGAGATCTTGTTCGAAATCAATCGTGAAATCATCGACACCATCAATGCGAAAGCTGTCCTTGGTGCTCGTTTCGGTTACAGCGCGGCTGGCGTCTACGACGTCCGCACTGACGCTGACGGTCGCTGGGCCGCTGAACGCTACAAGAGCCTGCACATGGCGATTGAGCTCGAAGCGAATCAGATCGCCAAGGAAACTCGCCGTGGCAAGGGTAACTTCATCCTCTGCTCCAGCAACGTTGCCTCCGCTTTGGCGGCGGCTGGTTCTTTGGACTATGCGCCGGCTCTGAGCACCAAGCTCGAAGTTGACGACACTGGTAACACCTTCGCGGGTGTTCTCAATGGCCGCATCAAGGTGTATGTTGATCCGTATACGTTCAGCGACTACATCACGGTCGGTTATCGTGGCACGAACCCCTATGACGCGGGTATTTTCTACGCGCCTTACGTTCCGCTCACGATGGTCCGCGCGATCGATCCGAATACGTTCCAGCCCCGTATCGCCTTCAAAACGCGTTATGGCGTGGTTGCTAACCCGTTCGTGCAGCAGATCAACTCCGGCAACACCGGTGTGGCTGGTGCGCAGAACGGCAACGATCGTGGTAACTTCTACTATCGTACGTTCGGCGTCCGTAACATCAGCCTCCGCGGCGTTCAAGCTATGACCAGCTAATCTCTGAGATTAGATTAGGCTACGCAGGGGCCTTCGCTCGAAAGGGTGAAGGCCCCTTTTCTTTTGTCCTATAAATAAGATTGAGCATGAGCAGTCTGACATCCAATACCAATTTCCTGCAGCAGGTCAATTTTAAGCTGACGATTCAGAATCCTAAGTTTACAAATCTGGAATACTTCTGCACGGCGGTCAATTTACCTTCTATTGCGATGGGTGAGGTCAAGCAAGACTATCGAAACTATCAGGCATATTTTCCCGGAGAGACGATCAACTACGAGACACTTCGTGTGAAATTCATGGTCGATGAGGGCCTGAAGAATTATACTGAGGCTCTGAGCTGGATGCAAACCAATGCAAGCACCAAGGGAGAGCCTCTGCGTACGGATGTGATACTGTCAATTCTGACCTCGACGAATACCATAAATCGACAGATTCAATTTCACGATGCCTTTCCAACCGCGATCGGAGAACTTAACTTTGATGCTCAGGCTACTTCGATTCAATACATCTCATGCGATCTGACTTTACGATTTAATGCACTGACAATTCTGAAATAGCATAAATAGAAAAGAATTATGAAAACTGCATGAATCACTAATAATTTGCAGACACGATCTTGTCTATAAATAAATTCGGATTACATTATGATTACCATTGAAGAGATTATCAAAGAATGGGAGTCGGATTGTCAGGTTGACTCTCTGGCACTCGACGATTCTACCATCAAATTCGCCAAGATTCATGCCAAGTATCTGACTTACTTGACGGAATTCAAGCTTAAGCTTCGAATGGCCGAATCCAAACTGTCCGAGACTCGACATGCCAAGTGGTTGTATTACACTGGTAAGATGACCAAGGAGGAGATGGATGAGCGTAAGTGGCCTTACGATCCGTTTAACGGCGCAGTCAGGCCTCTGCGAGCCGATCTGGAAACATACATTGATTCGGACTCGGAGCTTCGAGTTCTAATAGACAAGAAAACATATTTTCAAACGGCGGTAGATGCATTGACGGAGATCTTAGACACTTTGCGCTGGAGACATCAGCACGTTCGTAACTGCATAGATTTTCGTAAGTTCGTCGCAGGGTGCTGATATACTTATTGCGGTATAGGCACATGTAAAACGTATATTGCATAAATACTAGTATGCCTTATACGTATTTAATTGGTTGGTCATGCCATGCTCTATATTATTATGGAGTGAGATATGCAAAAAATTGCAATCCTAATGATCTGTTCGTTACATATTTTACTTCTTCCAATGTGGTAAAGAATAAGATAAACGAATTAGGTATGCCAGATATTATTCGAGTGCGTAAAACATTTAAAAATTCATATAAGGCTAAAATTTGGGAGAGCAAAGTTTTGAGAAGAATAAAGGCCGTCAGTAGAATAGATTTTCTAAATCGCAATGATAAGTTGGCGCCTCCAGCAATTACGCCCGAAATGTTAAAAGATTCATTGAATATCTGTAAAGGTGATGATCGTAGTGATATGCAAAGAGCAGCTGCGCAAAAACATTCGGCTATAATGAAAGGTAAACCTTCAAAGCATAGAATGCCAATAACAGTATTTGGAATTAAATATGAGTCATTCACATATGCCATGAAACAATTAAAACTTTGCTATGCTACAATGAAATTCGTACGAGATAATGGAACGATGGGATTATCAAATATTGATGAATTAAAAGCATATATCTGGGCGGAAAGATCAAAGAAACTTAGTAGGCGTACTATTGCTGATAAAACTAAAAAAAATCTTAGTAAGGCATTAAAAGGCAATAAAAATAGGAAAGGTCATACTAATACACTAGAGCATAATAAGAAAGTAAGTGATGCGTTAAATGGAAAAACACCTCAACTTGTCACTTGCCCCCGTTGTTCAAAGGCTGGTGGAATAAATGTAATGAATCGATGGCATTTTGATAATTGTTCACGTCTGGAGCATAATAATACATGAGCATCATACACGTCAGTCCAATAGATCAGGCTCACCTACGAGTGACCTGTGAAGATCGAGGAGTGCTCCAGGAGATCTCCGAGTTCTTCTCGTTCTTTGCGGCTGGCTATAAGTTCTCACCGGCATTTCGAAATCATCATTGGGATGGCAAAATCAGGCTTTTCAATCTTCGAAATCAGACTTTGCCTTCTGGTCTGCTTAAGCGCCTGCAGGAGTTCGCACAGAGCCAAAAGCATCAGCTTGATTTGGCATCAGGGCTAGCGGATTCCAAGCTGTCTGAGAGTGATCCAGGAGCGCCAGCGACCATCTATTCGACCACTGGGGCTGATGGTAAGGAGATCGAGATTCGCGACTATCAACTGGATGCTATAAAATATGCTTTCGAAAATGAGAAGGTTCTGCTGGTATCGCCAACCGGTTCAGGCAAGTCCCTGATCATTTATCAGCTTCTACGATGGTATCTGCAGAAACGCAAGGATGGCGGCAAGGCCATTCTCATTGTTCCGACCACTTCTTTGGTCGAGCAGGCGTATCAGGACTTTGCGGACTATTCTTCGAAAGATAAGACGTTTGATGCCCAGAAGATGCTGCATCGAATCTACTCAGGTCAGGAGAAAGAGACCGATGCTCCGGTGATCATCACCACTTGGCAGTCCGCCATCAACATGGGACCTAAGTGGTTTGAGCAGTTCGGCGCTGTCTTTGGAGATGAGGCTCATCTGTTCAAAGCCGCTTCACTGACCAAGATCATGAGCTGGCTCAAGAATGCTTGGTTTCGCATTGGCACTACTGGAACTCTTCCAGGAGGCGATGATGCCAAGGTGAATAAGCTGGTGCTGGAAGGTTGCTTTGGTCCGGTCTATCAGGTGACGACGACGTCGGAGCTGATCGATGCGGACGTGCTAGCCCAGCTGAAGATCTATATGCTCGTATTAAAATATCCAGAGCTTGAACGCAAGCAGCACGGCAATCTGGAATATCAAGAAGAGCTGGACTTTCTGACCGCCTACGATCCGCGCAATCGCTTCATCACGAATCTGGTGGCCGATCTGAAAGGCAACTCTCTGATACTGTATCAGTTTGTCGAGAAGCACGGCGTTCCATTATTTGAGGCCGTCGAAAAGAAGCTCAAGGGAACCAAACGAAAAGTCTACTTTGTGTCTGGTGATGTCTCGGCCGAGGAGCGCGAAAACATTCGAGCGCTGGTCGAGAAGGAAGAAGGATCCGTGATCATTGCCTCCTTTGGCACGTTTTCGACTGGCATCAACATCAAGAATCTGCATAATATCGTCTTTGCGTCACCGACCAAATCTCAGATTCGCGTGCTTCAATCAATTGGTCGTGGACTTCGTAAGACCAAGGATGAGCGGCCTACCAGTGTCTATGATATTGCCGATGATCTTTCTCGCAAGGGAAATAAGAACTATACGTTGACACATGGCATCGAGCGAGCCAAGATTTATACCAAAGAGAAGTTTGACTTTGAAGTGCATGAAGTTCCCATCTCATAAATAATTTCATGACCGCGGAATTGAAGCAATATATTGACACGCTGAATGTTCAGGTGTATCGCATGATCGATGGATCCGTCTTGCTGGCCGAAGAGCAGCATCGTGACCAAATAGAGCGCTACGTCATTCTGAATCGTCCATTGCAAATCTGTCAGATCGTAATGGCCAATCAGCAGATCAAGACAATGTATGTCCCCTGGATTCCTGGCAATCAGGAGCATATTCGAGTGAATTTAGATTCGGTGCTGGCCGAAGCCGATGCCAATTTCGAACAGAAGTTTACCTACTCGAGATTCTTTCTGATCAATCATTTGCAGAAGTTTTTGCCACCAGCCGAATTTGCCAAGATACTGGCCGAGCAGAAGCAGGCCACTTCGACCGCAACAATGCCAAGTCCTACGTCCTCGCTTAAGCAAGCTCTGAGCAAGCAAAAGCGATTCAATCTCAATTAAATTTACTATGAGCTATCACTTATTCCTAGATGACATACGTCTGCCCGGTGAAGTAACCTGGGTGCAATTGCCTAGGCCTCTCGAACCCTGGAAGATCGTTCGAAACTTTGATCAGTTTGTCTCGGCTATCAAATGCCACGGACTGCCTGAATTCATAGCCTTTGATCATGATCTGTCTTATGAGCACTATCTGACGGCTGGCGAAGAGACTATTAACTATTCCACTTTTGGTGAGAAGACTGGCCTGGATTGTGCTAAGTGGCTTGTGGAATACTGTCGAGATCTTAAGGTTCCTCTTCCTCGATATGTTGTGCATTCGATGAATCCAGCTGGCTGTCGTAATATCGAATCTTATCTGGATTCTTACTCTCGTATCTCGCAGCTCTAATCTTTGGCTTCTGCTAGCCTTGATTCAATCTTGCCTTGCCTAGACTGTCCCTGATTGCTGCTGTAAGCTGGATCTATTGTACTGATGAGATGTCAAGCTGTAAAGCTTTTAATTACAAACGACTGATGGTATTTTTCTAGTGCTGATCGTAAAACAGCAGTGTACTTTTTAAGCACACATGGTATTGTATCAGAAATATATGAGCGACACAACCAAACAGCTAGAAGAATCCTTGGTGGCCAAGAAGGTCAAAGCCTCTGAGCGGCCTCACTATGTTAACAATGCCGATTTCTCTAAAGCTGTAGTGGAATATGTGACCGCGGTCAAGAAAGCTTTGAAGACTCGCAGGACTCCGCCACCCGTGACCGAATATCTGGGCACATGCTTGCTCAAGATCGCCGAAGGCCTGTCTCGCAAACCTAATTTCATTCGCTACACCTATCGTGAAGATATGGTGATGGACGGCATCGAGAACTGCCTCAAGGCCATTAACAACTTTGATGTCAACACCGGAACCAGAACTGGCCTGCCCAATGCCTTTGCCTACTTTACGCAGATCTGTTTCTTTGCCTTCATTCGTCGAATTCAAAAGGAAAAGAAGTGCCAAGACGTCAAGCTTCTGTATATGGAACATGCCGGTATCGAAAGCTTTGCCAACTTTGGTGAAGATCATGTCGACAATTCTGGCATGGGTGAAGGCATCGTTGAACGCATTCGTCATAAAGTTGAACAGCTTCATCATCGTGATGCGGAGATTAAGAAGTTTGGCAAAAAGGTAAAGAAGACCAAGAAGAAAGAATCTTCTACGCATACGTTGGAACTCTTTGCTGAGAATGTCATTGCCGTTGCTGCCGGTAAATAAGACTGCCCATCATGAAGATCGCTATCATCAATGACACTCATTCTGGAATTCGCAATGCTTCGGACGTCTTTTTAGATTATGCTCAGCAGTTCTATCGCGATGTCTTCTTTCCTTACTGCAAGGAACATGGAATCAAAACCGTGATTCATGCAGGTGATTATCTGGACAATCGCAAGTATGTTCCGGTCAAGGCTCTCTATCGTGCGCGTAAAGAC